AATGTGGTTCGGAGCTAGGAAGTTATCCACGGCTTCTCCATTTAGAAAACGCTACGGCTAATCGCTGGTCTGTCTTCTTAAATTCTTTCTTTGCAGACTTACTCTTCATAAATCTTTCTACAAAGTCCTTTCTCTTATCTGTCTTCTTTGGTTTTGGTAATGGCATAGTTTATTTACGAACAGACTTCTTACCTCTACAACCCCAGGCTTTTCTACGAACTCTAACTTTCTCAGTTTTCTTTTGTCCAGAACTTCTTGCACAGTAAGCGTCTCCGCGTTTAGTTCCAGGTTTACTAATCCTTCGCCGTGTCTTGCCGCTAGAATCTTTGTATGTTGTTCCGTCTGCGTACTTCTTTTTAGCTTTCTTACTTATCATGCCTTAATTTTAACATTAAAGAAACAGAAAAACACTCCTGGAGGAGTGTCTGTACGTTAGTAGCCCTTTCAGGCGTTACGAATATAGCATTTTATAAGCATAACTCCACCCACTATACCAAAACTCCGCTTATGGATTCCTTCTTAATAGTGGGCAGGGTTATATGTACAAGAGCTTGTGTAAGCACACATACAGAATGTGAAATTGCGTGCTTGCACCAACTTTCGTTGGCGGACTGTTAGGCAGTATCCCAACAAGACTCGCTTGCTGGATCTGCTCTCCAATCGGTATCCCCCTGATGTTTTAAGACAAGAACTGCAAGTTCTATATTGTCTTTCGGATTCATTTTATCTCGCTGTGTTGTTTCCCAAAATTGAGAAGCATAGTAATTCCATGTTCCGTCAATAAATTGGAATACACCGCCAGCAGATGAGTAAGGGTTTTGTGCATTGCCAGTGTAGTTTGATTCACACCAGGCGATGCGCAATGCTTTCAAGGTTGTTTCTTCGTTTAAGCCATGCTTGTTAGCTGTTTTGAGGATTGTATCGTGTATTTCGTTTTGGTCTGGGGAAAGATCAATCGGTTTATGAGCAATCCGAATGTCTTGTACTGAATCGTGAGATACAACAGGGGGAATATGTTGACTTGCTTCTACTGGTGTAGTGGCAAGTCCTATTGTAATGAGCAAACTTGTAAGAATGGAAATAGTCCGTTTGTTATCAAGTAATGCCACGTCGGTCGTAGCACACTTAATTATATCGCATATTGTAGGGTAGAGTGTGGGTTATTTCCACAGCAACAGTTTTTTAAGAATGTCAAGTATTTGTAGTACGGTGTTCATTGCTCCTTTACTGGAAAACGAATCCAGTATATACGGCTCTGGATTAACCGCACCAAAATACCCATTGTGTTGCAGTTTGTTTGATGTGTCTTTAATAGATTCATCATCTGCAAATACTGGTTTTACTGGTTTTATTGAGAAGTGTAGATGTGGGCCAGTAGCTTGACCTGTTGCTCCTGCAAGACCAATGAGCTGACCAACTTCTACGTAATCACCTTTCTTTACCATGTTGGCATTTTGATGCCAGTACCGAAGTTTAAAGTGTTCCTTTTCTCCAGTTTCTTTACAGTGGAATTTTAGATCAGTGGTTATATCAACACCAAGTCCAGTGTCGGGGTTTGTTGCTACTCGTGTCACCCAACCACTTTGGCCAGCATAAATTGGTTGCCAGTGAGATGCTTTCATATCAATACCGTTATGTCCTTTCATGTTGCTATAAAAAGAACGGTAGCCAACTGGACACTTTTTTGTGCCAGCTGGCATATCCACAAGCTCACCAGTTGCTTTGTTGATGCACACCAAATTATCACCAAATCGTTGAGTGATCTTATACGGCTTTACTGGTTGAAAGATGAACTTCATGCAATTATTTTTTAATTACTGCCTTTGTACCAGAGTACAAACCTGATGCAGAGAGTCCGACAATGATACCTGTAACAACGTGCTCAATTGCAATACTGCCATGCACACCAAGTGTAATGGCGACACCAAGCACGATTGAAACAATAGGTGCGAATCGTGAAGCAAGACCAACTTTCTTGATTGCTTCTACAATTCCTGTGACTACTGCGATGACAACTCCAATTTCAATCATAGATTTTTCTTAATAATAACTACTCAATTATACCACGACTTCGTAATTCTCTTGTCAAGAAATCGGTGAAGAAGTTGTTGAAACGCCCAAATTTGACGTATACGTGGAGTAAACTGATAAGACCACCCAGATACCATTGTTTCTCATCAAAGCCGTATAGGTAAGGCACAGCGTGTCCTAGCTCGTGCTCAAATGTGTACTCAAGTTGGTTTTCTCCAAACGGATAACTCTTGTAATACATAAAGCCATATGCGCCACGAAGTTGTACCCCGTTTCGTTTCTTAGTCTTTACCTGCATCAATGATTTACCCCATTGACCATAGTGATTTCCACGCACTGTCACTTCTGGTAATTCGTCAATTAAACACACACCATCAAAACCACCACACATAAGATACAAGAACTCATTTGATACATAGGTGTTTTTCCGACGTTTTTCTGTTGGGTACTCATCAATACCAATCTTGTGATATTCAAACTGTAAATAAGGGAATTTTTTTGTAATGGGAATGGTACGATCTTTTTGCCAATTTTCTTTATGGAGTACAAGAATTTGTTTTTTCATAGTTGTCTAGTTTTTTATTGATAAGACTATATGCACCATCTTGTTTTGTGAAGTCACTGTCCATTTAAAAATGCGTAAGCAAGTGCACCCAAAATAGCTGTTGTGAGTATGGTGGTAATGATTGACTGTGCGATGCTACCCCATTTTATATTATTGCCATCTATATGCTTATTGACCTTTGCTTCAAGTCTATTAAAGTCGCCACGATCTACTTTATCGTACACTCTTTTATGTACTCCCTCTATTCTGCTGTCTATTTGATGTTGATGTTCTGTAAAGCGTGCTTCAATATCATCACGTTTCATGTAGTTGCTAGAAAGTATCTCTAGCTTTCCTTCTAGTTTTGCAAAACCAATATTCACCGTTTCTTCAAGACGGTCAAACTCTTTCTTTAAATAGTCAATATCTTTTTGTTGTAAATCTTGCATACTCATGTTACGTGAACCATTCTAACTATAAATTACCTCAAGCCCCAAGATAAGTATGTCTCCTCTATGTGTCGCGAATTACTTTTCATATTAACTTGCGTAAGTGTGAGCAGTTTCACCTCCTCCACCTCCTGCTGCTGTGTCTACGTTATCAGGTCCTGCATTAGGAGCTACCGAAGGAGTTATTGCTGTACCACTCTGATAAGCATCAGCTCCACTGTCTATTGTGTAGTCATTACTTGCACTATCTGTAAATGGGTCAGAGCTTTCAGTTGTATTATCGTTTGCATACCCCTCATCTCTAGTCCCTACTGCAGTACAGTTATAATCTCTGTTTCCTTGAATTATAAATTGTCCACTATTGCTTGCGATGTTGTAGGCAGTTGCACCTGTACCATCTACATTAGCAATTATGTTATCTAAGAGGTAACAGAACCCTGTACCGCTAGTAATCACTAACCCAACTGAGTTAGTAGCGTCATCGTGTCCATCTACAATATTGTGAGCGCAAAGCACTGCGTCATTTACAATTCTTATTGCTCCAACTGAACCACCACAATCCTCAAAGATATTTCCTACACAATGGTCACTATAACCATTGAACGAAGCCCCAAAAGTACCCATACCTTTAACGTAGTTCCAAAACATAGCAGAGTTAGAAGTAGCCCCCTGACTTGATCCTCCTGTATTATGGATATAACAACCAATAATCATATTGGCCTCATCTACTACATAGTAATTAGCTGTGTCATAAACTTCACAATTTATAAGAGCTGAACCATCTTGATTAGAGTGGTAAAAGTCAACAACTGCTCCAGTAGTTCCGTGTAGTTTCCCTCCAACAAAAGCAGTAAACTCAAAAGCAGAAGTGGTAGTAGATATAATTGTAGCTACTGCGTCATTACCATCAATTTCAAACGCTGGTGATATAGTCCTTCCGTTTGGCACAGTTATAGATATAGAACCACCATTATCCCAAGCTGCAAAGACAAAAGGGTTATTATCAGTCCTGCTATCATTATTTATTGCAGGAGTTGTTACATCAATTGTACTAGAAAGCACAAAAGCACTTGTATTGGCTAGGTACAAAACATTACCACCACTTGTACTCCAAGTTCCATCATTAAGAGCTTTTTGAATTGTCTTCCACGGTGAACCACTTGAACCGTCACCTGTACTATCGTCACCGTTTGTGTCGTCTACATAATAATCAGCCATAATATTTATTCTTTAATCCAGCGTTCTTCTTCACTAGGATCTAGTGAAATGCTGTTTTTATAATCCTTCACAGGAGCATTCCATTTATAATTTGCTCTCTCTACTCCTTTTTGTAGGCGTATGTATGTTTCTCCTCCTGTCTTAGGAGTTGCTTCTATCACTTGATCAAATACAGGGTCTTCAGGAGCTTTTTCAATATCTATCTCTTGAACCGCAATATCAGCCAATAAAGAGTTTTTTATATCCTCTGGTAAGTCACTCTTTTTTATTTCTTCTTTCCTATCTTTAATTAGATCTTGCTTCTCTTTCTTAGAGATTCTTTCTTTACCAGTTCTTAAACCAACGATTCTTTTAGTAACTTCTACTCTTTTTAAAACTTTTTTTGCCATAATATTAAGTCTTAGTTACTTCTAATGCTAATTCTACTCTTGTCACTGTTGCAGCACTATCTACATTAAATCCTAAGTAGTCACCCTCTGAAAGAGATGTTGTCCAACCAGTAAGGGTTGCATCTTGTGATTTTTGTGCTGTTGAAAGTGTAGGTTGAGCAGAAGCAGTAATACTATCTGCGTCTGTTGGGGGAAAGTTTGCGTAAGTATCTTTCCAAACATCAATCACAATACTTCCAGATTGGTCTGCTACTAAATTAGCAGAGTTAATTGTACAGTTGTAAGGTATTCTCAAATATCCCTTAATTCCTGTCGTGATAGCACTTCCAGCACCATCAATAACAATTCCCAATGTGCCTTTTGTGAAGTTGCTTTCAAGCTCTGATGCTCCAATATTTGTGATTGTGTTGTTATCACCATCTATTGTCTTGTTTGTTAGAGTATCTGTTGATGCTGGTTGTACAGCACTATCTGCCGTTGCCCCCTGTGCTGCGGTAGCGTAGTCACTAGAGTTAAATGCCTTTACTTGTGCTAGGTTTGTTACCTCTGAATCCATTAACGCACCTGCGGCAGTTACATTAGTTGTATCAGTAACATCAGCACCAGCTTCAATACCATCTAGTTTTGTTTTATCTCCGTCAACAAAAGCTCCTTCTGATGGTTCTGCTTGTAAACCAGCGACAAGATTAGTTCTTGTAATTTTTTTACTAACAGGAGTCCCAGACGGGTCATCAACAATAGCTAGAATGTCTTCTCCTGCTACTGTTGCTAATTCTGTTAGTGCTGTTGTCTTTTTATCTGCCATATTGACCTATATTATACCATAAAATTAATTAAACACTGCATTTTCTCCATCTTCCCAAACCACATTTTCTCCATCTTCCCAAATTGCGTTACTGTCAGACACTAGTGTATGCAAAATTTGCCAATCATTATCGTAATAAATTTCTATTGTATTTGTACTAGTGATTAAATACATCTGGTTTTCTGTCGGTGAAGCAGGTCGTGAACTTTCAACCTGTAAACCAGAGCCAGAGCCACCTCCACCACCACTACCACTCATGTAGCGACCTTTTGATGATTCTTTAAATGCTCGCGGTACGTTCTTGAGAACTTTAAAATCAAGTACGCCTTGTTGCTTGTTCAGTTCTTCAACCATCTTTTGCGGTGATAGGCTAAGTTCTGCAAGAAGTTCCTTTTTGAGTTTATCTGCAATCTTGTCAGTATCTACTTTTTCTATAATCTCCTTTACCTTTTCTGGCTTTGCTTTCTGTAGACGTTTCTCAAGACTTTTAATCTCTTTGTTAAGCAAAGAAACCATACTGTCTTTCACTTGCTTCTTTGTTGGGTAGTCCACACCTGCTACTGGTGGTTCAAGCGTGTCTGCTGCTTTTTTTAGAGCTTTTTCAATACGTTCGTCTTTGATCAGGTCATCAACAGAAAACGACTCAACCGCCTGCTTTGCAATTCTTGGTAGGTCTTTGTCAATTTGACCTTTTGTTGCAAGGTTTAGTTGACGTACCGCTTCTGCAAACTTTTGTGACATTTGCTTTGCTAGGTCGTCTACGTCTTTTTGTTGTTGTTTTTCAACCTTTTTTAGGTAATCAAGAACCGCACCAACGGGATTGGTTTTTGCTTCTTGTAGTAATTTTAGTCTGTCTTTTGCATTCATATAAATAAATAAGGGCGTGGAAATTCCAGCCCTTTGTGTCGTATATATAACTGGATTATACCACGATTAAGCATGTTATTAAAGGCTAGGGAGGCTAGGTAATGACGGTAATGATGGGAGTGATGGTAGGCCATCTAGGTCAATTTCTGCTGGTCGTTCTGCACGTTCACGCTCACTGGTTGTCATACCTGTCACAGCGTAATCAGACCAACCCAAGACATTAGCAATACCTTCTGTTGTATTTCCTTCTATAATGTCGGTAATACCGTCACCAATGGTTCGTGCTTGATTGACTGGAATACCAACTGCAGTTGCAGCAGAACCAAGTGCATCTAGTGCTTCTGCAAAGTCACCTGCGGTAATGTCTTCAAGTGATGTTTGTTTGAATGCACGTGCAAGCTCGCTACCAATCTCATTGAATGGTCCAAACTGAATATCCCAGACACGCATTTCAAGAGCCGATCGTATGATTGAGTCAATAACGCTACCAACAATAAAGATACCGTTGATAGAACCAAGAATACCAGCACGTAGATAGTCTTTCTGTGCTTCTTCGTCTAAACGACCAAAGTTTGAAACGTATTGGAATAACACTGGGAGAAGTACGTGATACACCATCATAATACGTGTCACTTTTGCAATGTTCTTTGGTGATTTACCACCTTTCTGGAATAGAGATCGGACTGCATTAAGTTCTTTTTGGTAGTACGCACGTGGTGATGACAACCATTGTGTGTATAGTTTTTGAAACGCATTACCACGTTGTATAAGCGCAAGACGTGAAACGTCTGATGATTGCTGTGTTTCTTGTGCAAACTCCTCGTAGGTGCTAATTGCCTCACTTCGTGATTTACCTTGTCGTAGTAGTTTGCGACGGTACGCCCAAGAACCAACTGCAATTGCGCCTTTATCTCCCATCTGCACCATGATCATAAGTGCATGTATAAATGATTGTTTCTTTTGGAATCGTTTAAAGCTGTCTTGTTGCATGGTGAACCGCATATCACGCTCCATGTTGTTTGCACGCTCACGCAACATGGTACTTTCTGCATTCATAATACGTAGTGCTTTAATAGGATTTTTTGTGAAACTTAAAACACCAGCAGTGAAGTCAACTGGATTAAGTTTTTCTAGGTATGCCATTGTAGAAATCATCTGCTTCACACCGATGGCTGGCTTTGCAGCAAGACCTCCAATGGTGAATCCTTGTCGTGCTTTTTCTAACCATTTATCAAGTATTGAGTATTGTGCGGCAAAACGATTACCGTTTGTTGTAAAATCTTCAATGGTTAAGTCAATTGCTTTCAATGTTTCAAAACCAAATTCTAGTTCAATAGACTTTCGTACGTCATTGTCAGAAAAGACTCGGTTGAATGTGCGGATACGATCACTCCATGCAATAAAGTAGTCAGTTTCTTTCATGTGGCGGTCATAAACCTCCAATGCGCCACGTAGTTTAATCTTGTTGACGTTACGAACACGTGTCTTCAAACTTCCAGTAGACATTGCAGCACGAACACTGCGGTCTTCATTGAATCCTGCAAAGAACTCGTCTGGATCAACCTTGTATCCTTCACGTGCAATTGGTGAATAGTTGTCTGTTTTTGGTAGGTTCACTCCATACAATGAGCGATAAACAGGGTTTAGGCGTGCATATTGTGTGTCGTATGATTCCATCAAGAGCTTTCCAAGCATCTTGTCTTGGCGTGTTAAGCCATTGACGATGGCATTTTTCATTTCTTGTGTGTACTTGTTACCAAGCGTAAAACTGTCATCAAGTGTTGGATCTTGAAATTCTTGATACCGTTTAATCATCTCGTCTTTAGTCATAACGAGCTCTACTTGCACACCATCAGTGTTGGTGAATGTTCCTAAGTTCACATCTTTTTTAAGATCATTCATCTTGTTTATAACTTGCCACTGGTATGGCATGAGGACACGCTCAACACTTCCATCAAGGTTCGGAACTTTTACCGTACGTTGTTTAAGATTGTATGCACGTTGAATCATGTCCATCATCTCTACTGTGTGTTGGTGCTGGAGGTCTTTGTAACTATTTTCTTGTTCTCTAACAGCAAACAGTTCACCTAGCCTTTGGTTATTTACTGGCATATTAAAGTCAATGATATTCATCAACCCTTGCCAGTTGACGCTCCACGTTTTTCCAAGTGATTTCAATTGTTGCTTGAATTTCTTATACCCTCGTATCTTTCGTGGTTCTGCAAACTCATCAACACCACGACCACCAGTGACACGTGATACAACTTCATCTTTGAGTTCCTGGATTTGTTCTTGTTGTGCTACTTTCTGGAGTTCATTGATCAAACGACCTTGCTCAAACAATGCCTCTAGTGTTTCTAGGGTACTTTCAAGCTCCTGGACTGACATATTATCCAAGTTGACAATAATGTTTAGCAGTTCGTTTTCTAGCACAACCTCACGTGGTGGTGCTTCTTTTTGGTAGTTTTGGATATTAGATTCCAAGCGTGCCATAGCTTGCTCTTGATTGAGTCGCATTACATTACGCAAGGTATCAAACACCTCTTGTATATCAGCAGTAAACCTTCCAACACGTTTACCGCCTTGTGTTCGTGTCTTCGTTCGTTTGAGAAGTGCTTTAATACGTGCTTTGAGTTCTCGTTTGTTTTGTGCTGTTTCCAAACTTTCAATACGAGCAACCACACGTGGTATTTCACGTGCCAGTTTATCTTGCGTATTGACGTTCTTTACTGTTCGTAGGAACTTTGCACGATCATTAGGTGTAAGTTCTGACCGTTCCAGGAGTTGAATGAGTTGTGTTTGTGCTTTTGCGACTTCCTGACGGCTTAAACGGATACCCTCTCGCATACCACGATTAAGTGTTTTAAGTTTATCTTTAAGGAGTGTTGCTTCTCGCTTACGAACAAACGGTGTTGCACGACGTTTGCTACCAACATTTTCGGTGAAGGCTTTTTGTTTTCTTGTTTGTGTACCCCGTGTTGTCCGTTGGCGTGTATTTTTCTCAACAAGTTCTAGGAGCTTAATACGACGCTCCTCGCCTCGTGTTTTCTCTATCTGGTCAAAGTCACGTAACATATCATTCAACACTTGTTCTTGTGCAAGCATTGGATCCATACGATTAAGTATTTCTTGTTCAACCAACCGAAGTAATCGTGCCTGACGTGAGCCACGTGGTTCTTGGTTGTTGTAGTACAGTTGTTCTACAACCTCAAAAAGGTCTTTGCTTCGTAAATCAGATGGTACAAAATCTGGGAATGATGATGGTTTTGCAGTGACTTGTAAGTCTGGACCATATCCAGTGAAGATACGTTCTCCTGGTTCTGATAGTTCAAACAACGTAAAGACTTCTGATTCTGCACGCTGAAAGTCCTCATTGATACGGTCAAGTTGTTCACGTGCTGCTTGAATCTGTTGCTCGTTATCTACTGGTGGTACTTGATCTATAGCGTCTGTCTGATCACTTGGGGTTGGTTGTCCGTCTGATACGTCTTCAATAGACAATCCTGCTTGTGGGATTTTTACAGAACCTTGGAATACACGTCGCATCTCATTCACCATTGACCGCATCTCACTTGCAGCAATAACAGCATCACGTTCTGATACACCTGCTTTTTCTTGTAGTTCACGTGCGGTTTGTGTTTCTACTGATTGTGGTGAATATCCTGGAACAACAAGACCAACAAGGAATGATGGTATTGCGGTAGCTACAAACGTTTCGTATAACCCCTCAAATATCTCCTGTGAGCGATCTATTCCGTGTTTACGTACTAAGTTCTGCCAAACGGTTTGTAGCGACTCTGTGGCCGTTTCTACGCCTGATCGTGCAAACGCTTGTGTGATTCGTTTTGGTGCTAGTTTTGCAAACATAAAATTCAAACCAATCTTTTCCAACATAAATGTTCCAATACCAGCTTGTGTGGCAATTCTTGCTGCTTCTGTTGGTGTTTTTCCGACTGTCCGTGCGTCGTTATAAAAGTCTGACGATTCAACACCTGAAAGGAATCCTGCTGCAATGTTAGGGTTGCGTGTTGCAAGAGCAATACCAAGAGCAGTAGCGATAGATACACCACCACTTGCAATAGTAAATGCGTATTCCTCTGCACTAGATAGACCTTCTTTATCGTCAAAAATCTTTGCTAGTTCTTTTTGCTCTTTGAGGTTAAGTTTGTTGATTTTTTCAAGAGCAAACGTGTTTGCTTTTCCTGTGAATTTGTTGAGTTCATCTTCACCTAAGTAATCATTGAGCTTTGAAAGAATGCTACTTGGATCATTGAGTGCTTTATTACGTGCATCTGCTACTGCTGGTCCGAACATTGCCTCAAACCGATTACTGTCTTTGTCAGTTGCAGCACGAATACCTGTGTAGAATGCCTTTGGTACTTGTGTGGTAAAGAATGTTTTTGTAGCAGCAGTTGCACCACGAACCAATGGATCTGGTTCTTTCATAACTGGTGTAGATGTTTTTGTGCCAAAGTCTGTGGTGAAATCAAATGATGATGGTTGATTGAGCTTTACAGAGAAATCAAAAAGATTACCCCTAGACGGAGATATTTTTTGAATATCTTTTTTCTTGTCATCATCACGTGGTGGCATATAACTAACTTATTTGTTTGTAAATGTCTGAATCAGAGAACCCTGCTTTTTGTAGTTCTTTGACGCGTGTTTTGTACACACCTAGTATTTCATCTGCACGAGCATTGAGATAGTCTTGCACATCGGTTTCACCAAGTCCTGGTCCAAACTTTGTGTCGTATCCTGCTTTGTTTGCTTCTTTTTTAAGTTCTGACTCTGACTTTGACCCTTTAATATCTGCAATGATTGCAGGCTTAAACACATTGTCCATAAAATCATCAGTCAAAAAGTCGCCTCGTAGTTCGTCATCTGATGGCTCTGTTGGTTTTCGTGTTGCAGATGATTCACGTGCTAGGAATGTGAAGTAGTCCATGTTTTCTGGAATAAGTCCAAGACGTTTTGCGTCTTCGTACTGTCGCACATCACCAGTAAGGTCTTGCGGTTCTTCTGTGGTGTATGAAAGGACTGAATCAATTTCCTCTAGGCTAATATCACCAATCTGGTTACCATTTTCGTCGTAGTTGAGCAGGCTGTATACGTCTGCAATGTCATCGTATCCTTGATCAATAATACCAAGAATTGCAGCTTCACGTGAGATTCGCTGGTTTGCTTCTTGAATCTTTTGTTGTTTTTGAAGACTTAGTTCTAGTTGTTGTGTGAGGAGTGTTCGTTGCTTTTCACGTGCACTATCAAGTGCATCAATCTTTTCTGTAATAATATCAAAGCGACGTGTACGCTCTGCATTTACCGCCTCTGCTATCAGTTGCGATTCTTCTGCAGCAAGTTCGTTTAAAAGTCGTACACCTTCTCGTTGTTCTGCCGAGATAATACCTGTCGCAACTAATGGTGCGTATCGTGTTGTACCAAAACGTGCTCCAAAACGCTTGTGTTGCTGTACAAGGTTGTCTGTAAGTGTACGTGCCTCGTCATATAGTCCTTCGTATTTACGTTCAATTGCACGAACCAATGGGTCATCACGACCAACCATAGAAAGGACATCTTCCATCTCATCAATAACCTTGTTTTTCTCTTTTAAAACACGATCGTCGTAATCCTGGAGAATCTGAAAGGCGTTATCTTGGAGTGATTGTGAACCATCAACTGGAAAGAAAAGCCCTGTAGTTTCGTCATAACGGACATCGGCAATACTTGCACCTGCCGCCTGCACTTCATCAAACGTTAAACCACCAGAGCGTCGTGCTTCTTTTTCTGCATCTATATCTTCACGTGCTTGCTGCGCTCGTTGTTCACGCATGGTACGTGACTCTTGTTGTGATTTGTTGAGCCGATCTTGTTCTTGACGTAGCCGATCAACTTTTTCACTTGTTCGTTGACGTTCGTTATCAGATGAGATGGTTAGTGGTTCATCTAAAAGGTCCATAGCACCTTGAATTTCAAGTTCATCAACTTTTTCTGTGTTGTACCCCATTTTACGCAAAGACTCTAAGGCCTGCTCACGTGGAGTATTACGTGTTGCTTCTATATCGCCAGTTGTTGTGTTGGTACGTGTACCTGCCGTCGTATCAATCACTTCCACTTGGCCTTCTGCGTTTGTTCGTTTAATCGTTGCCATAGATTCTAGGTGTAAGTGATAATCATTACTGCTCCATCAGCACCATCACCACCTGCTCCTGATGTTCCAGAGCCAGCAGCTCCACCGCCACCACCTCCACCGTAGTTTCCACCGTCGCCACCATTGTTTCCGTTTCCACCACCACCAGAGCCACCAGCTCCACCAAAGACTCCTGTAGCATTAGCACCATTTGCACCTGCGCCTGTTGAACGTGCACCACCTGCTGCAGCACCACCCATAATTGCACCTGTACCACCTGCACCTCCTTCACGAGCTGTAGAGATGATACCTGCGCCACCTCCACCTCCACCAGCACCGTAGAGAGAGCTACCACCAAAGTAATTCACTGCAGATGATGTTTGTCCACCACCTCCAGATCCACCGCCGTATTCTGCGTTATCTGCGGTACCTCCATCACCAAGTGCACCTTGATGTCCTACTCCTGCACCAGATGATACAGAGAAACCGCCACCATCTCCACCGTCAGCAGAGCCAGTAGTTGTGTCTGGTGATTCCCCTAAATCACCACCGTATGCGGTTGCGAGTTGTGTTCCAGAATCTTCAACATAAGAGTCGCCACCAGCAGTACCATCGTTTCCACCACCGTTTGATGAAACACCTGCACCACCAGTACCTCCTGCACCAACATACACATCTAAAGTTGCTCCTAAATCAGATGCTTGGTAAACACTTTCAGAGTAATGGCCACCGCCACCTCCTGCTCCACCGTTCTTTTGGTTTGAGCCGTTTGAGTCACGTGCACCTGATGCTCCTCCTCCACCACCACCAATAGCGATGATGCGTACTGTTTTTGCTGCGCTTGGTTTTGTCCATGTTGCTGGGTTTGCGGTTGGATCAGTGTATACCTGAACATCAGAAGCGTCTTGTGTAATGTATTTGTTTGTTGATGATGGAGTACCAAAACCTTCAAGAGCATCTTTTTCACGACCTGTTGGTGTTGATGAGCTGTGTCGCTCTACAAGAATATTTGTTGCGTCAATAGCAATACCGACTTGCGTTTTGATAGTTGGTGCTGATTCTGTCAATGCACCTGCTGTAGCCGATACATATTGTGCTGCACCTGGTGTCATTCCTGTTTGGTTGCTATCAAGACCAGCAATGAGTACACCGTTTGTGATAGCCGCACCGTCTGTACCTGCACCTTGTGCAATACCAATCTCTACGTCTTCTGCGGTTGCTGTCGCATCTGCGTCTGCTTTTTTCCATTCTTGGTCAGATGTATCAAAGTACACAACATCACCTGCTGCGATAGTTTCTCCAGCAGTTGCCGCAATAACAGTACGGTCTTTTGATGTAGAACCACCTGATGCGCCGTCTACATAACTTTTACGTGCAAAATGGTCATCATTGGTTGGATCACCTGCGCTTGTCTTTGGGTTTGCTCCAAAGGTCCACTCCTGGCTGATGGTTTCTTCGTTTTCTTTGTTGGCAAAGTCATCATAGAAAGCAGGGCTATTTGAAATCACAAGCACACTTCCACCTGCATGTGACTTGGCAAATGTCGCTGATCCTGCGTATGAGGCATTTGGATCTAGTCCACGTGTAACACCTGTGAGTGTGGCTTCTGCATTTGAGCCGTCTTGTGTGACTCCTGTAAAAGAGATAAATTCTTGCTTTGATCCACCTGGTTCAATAGTTGCGTATGCTTTACCACCAATGTCTGCTGTGGTGATTTCTGCATCATCACCAATGTTGGTGAATGAAGAAAGCACGATTGACGTGTCTGATGACGTAATCGTTGACTTCAATCGGTATGTTTTGCCTCCTATGTATTTTCTGTTATCTGCCATATTTTAAGTAATAAAAGCTGGTGGTTAGCCAGCCCTTTGATGTTATTTTGTTAGCTTGATTATACCACGATATGTCGGTTTCGTTAATTCTTTTTAATCTTTACCCCTTGTGATTCTGACAAGAGTACGTTTGGCCCATGTGACAAGATTGACCATGATGGATCTTGCTGGTCGGTGGTGAACGTTACTTGTAGCTCGTAAAACTGTTGTTGTGTAAGTGTGTGAATAACACGGAACTTTGGATTTGTTGATGATGCAACTTGTCCACCAAGTGGCTCTGTACCCAGTGGTGCAGTACCAAGTGAGGCCGTCACACCACTTGTACCAAAGATAAGATCACTATCGGCACCGTTTATAGTCCGTTGGATTGATGCGGTTGTACCGTCTAATTCAAAGTCATACAAAACGTCAAGCTGGGTATTGTCTGCAATATATCCTTCAACATAGTAATCTTTAAATCGTTTGAGCATCGCTCGTTCTCCAAAGTTCCTGTAGGCAAACTTTGCCGTTGCGATAAATGATGCGTCATTGTCTGACGTACCAGTAAACAATTTGTAAGTTTCTGGACTACCATTTGAATGACCATACAACTCACCACCGATAACAGAGAATTTACTAATACCCATCGTCTGCGGTGGTTGCCAGTACCCCCTGCTGTAATCGTAGATAAATACTTTATTTTCGTTTGGTGCTGATATGAATTGTTGGTTTCGGTAGTAGATTGTGTGTCCACCAGAAAAGTCAGTTGCGTTAAAGTCTGGCTTGATAGGATCTGATAACACACGTGATTGTGGTGTTTCAATGTTTTCTAAACGACCAAGTTCATCAAGTGAGGGTTCTTTTGTGACAAAAACTACTGCGTTTTTTGCTGTTGCGATAAGATCACGCCCTTCTGCTGCTTGGTTTGTACCTGTCTTTAGTTTGTTGACTAATACGGTTTCTGCAAGAGCTGATCCTACTTCAAGTTGGTCAAAACCAATCTCATACCAATCCCTGTCACCACCTGTAACGTACATAAAGCGTTCTTGCGGCTTCATTCCTGTTACCGTTGAGTCTAGTCTAAAACTTGCACCTTCACTTGGTAGTCGTGGGGAACTGAATGTGAAGTCGGTGAAGTCATCATTCGCTGACATATACATAAGTTGGTTTGTTTCACTTCCAACAAAAACGTGATTATCTAGTGTTTCAATAGAATCGTTATTGAACCCTGATGCTGGTGTGTTTGAGTTGGTTCGTACTGCCTGGAATGCTAGTGAGTCGGCAGCTTCACCTGATGGATCTGGTGTTACTCCAGTCAATGTTGTAGTACTTTCACCGCCTGTATAGGTGTATTCCGTACCATTGATTACCACTTTACGTGTTCCTGACGTGAGGAAACGTTCATTAGCCCATGTGGTAGAGCCATTTTTGGTGATGGTGTTAGATGTTGCACTGGCAATTGTGGTGTATGCACCTGACCATTCGTAGATATTTGAATCACCAACAACAAACAAGAGCTTGTCTATACTCTCGCTGTTGTCCCAAAAAGACGTGAAATCAAAGTCAACATTGGTCCAACCGTCTTTCAACTTAGTCCATGTGACGTTACCATCACTATCAACGTATCTCCATTCAAGTTCATCGTCGTAACTTCGTAGATGGTGGGTAAGTTCTGATGTTGACGTTCCTGATGTTCTCCAATCATATGAGCTTTCAATACCAGTCGTTGCACTGCTACTTGCACCATCTAGTTCGTATCCACCACGAACACTGACAATCTCACTGTCGTTAATGAGTACGTTTTGGCTACCATCAACAAGATACCGTGCGCTGGTGTTTGTTTTGTCTGGTTTTGTAACGTATCCACTAAAGTTTTGAATTGTGCTGAATTGTCTAGCCATGTGGGTAGTTAGTTTCTGTAGTAATAGTTACGCATTTTAATGCGCTGTGAGGGGAATTTTGAGCGATAATCGCTATATAATTGCTGTAGCTCCCCAACACTAAAAACGGTGTCGTTTACTCCGTCTGCACCCATTTCTTGCTGTGCAGCAAGTTTCAACGCTTCATACAAGAAGATATTGTTAAATTCTTCTTCAATGTTTACGATGTCCGTATCTGCTGTAGGTGTTTGCAAGAATGTACCACTGGTAGATCGGAATAGGGCGTTTGAGTAATATTCAACTTCATATAGCTCTCCAAGAGATGACATAATCTTATCAACACGAAAGTCAGTGTCTGCTGTGCCGTCGTAGGTGATTGTGACTCGCACGTAATCAACCGCACTCGGATCTACTGTGCCTGTTTCTGTTGCACCATTCCAATCAAACTGTACAAGATTCCAACCCTTTTTGAATACTGATTGATCTTGTGGGCTTGTTGCTGTTGCTGACCAGTAATTTGATGAATCATTACCCCAACGCAGCATCACGTTTGTAATAGCCGTTTCGTCTGGGAAATACACCCATACAAACAATGAGCTTTTTTCGTCGTGTTCTGTAAGATCAACTGATGTAAATGTGCTGTTTTCAATGTATCCACTGGTTGTTGAGCCATCTAAGTCAAAGTTGAGTGATGCTGACGGTGATACTTTGTTTGTTGTATCTGCCGTTAAATTAGTCGCATCTGCTCCTACACTCCACGTGCCATTACCTGATACCGTGTCCATCTGGTGAAGTGTGACTGGTGATGTTGATGTTTGTTGAGAGATGCGGAATGATCGCACACCATCATCGTTACGTTCTGAAAACGTCACTTTTCCTGTTTCAATTGCTTTTCGTAGTGAGAAGTTTCTACTTCCAATGCTTTGCACGTTGTCAGTAAGGTTTCGGTTTACCTGTGGTCGTAAGTCAATAAGAGCTTTGAAATCACTCGGTGCTGCATAATCATAGATTGATTCGTGTATCGGTGTTGAAAGTAATGCAATTCTGCTTGTTGCGGCAATATCTAGCTTTGCCTGCACATTTGCTGCCACTCTCCGAAAGAATGAATAATCACTCACACCGACAATTGAATCAACGTCATTACCATGCAGTGAGCCTGCGAGGTCAGTTTTTACTTGTCCGAGTGTGTATGCCATACGTTTAGAGGTTTAGTTCTGTGACAAAGAGGTGTGTTGATGTTGCGTTTTCTGTGACTGCTCGTATTGATCCTGTGTAGAGATTGTCTTGGTCAATTTCAAAACATTCGTTTGGATCAATAACAGCATCTGCTGATGTTGTTGCAGTAAACGGTACATCATTGAATGAAAGGTATACGCTTTCTGTTGCTTGGTCATTACACAATGATACGTGGAATCGTCGTGATGATGTTGCAACTACTCGCAGTGATTCTTGTGGGCCAGTTGTTGCAAGTGTTGATGATGCAGTTCGTACTGATGGTGCATCTACAAGAAGTCGTGCTGCATCTGCCTTGTTAAGTGATAGAACACTCACGATAGCGATGATAACAATAACGACAACTCCAACAATAATTTTTGTATTTTTGTTCATAAGTTTTAATTAGTTACTAATGGGCTACCCACCCAAGTCTTGCCCTCCTGGATCTTCAGTTCACGAAGGGCAAGGTTGACTGGCTAGGTTTACAAACCTGCACATGTACCGTATGTCCAGTATGCAACACCTGGTGTGGTAGTTGCTGATAGACGAATTGCGGTATCTGTTGAGGTTGCGTAGGTATCAATACAACCAACTTCAATTGATGATGTTGCTGTATTTGATGTTGTAACGGTTAGATTTTGTCCTGCTGGGAGTGTGATTGCTCCACTTCCATCAATGATGGTTGTTGAGTCAACTTTGTACCCGTCAGTTACATCTAAACTGTCAAAGTTGGTGTCGCCACCGAGTCCACTTCCACCAGCCGATCCTGAAACGAGTGCCACTGCAAGTGCAATGATACTGATTCCAATTGCTATATTTTCTTTCATAAAGCTAGTTTCAGTTAGTTAGTAGTGGGTTAGACAGTTCCGTTTGAACCAACGATTCCTTCCCAAGAAACTGCTGTAACAACTTCTCGGAAACGAGCCTTGTAAGTGTAGCGATCTGCATCATCTGTGTCTGGTGAGACCATAGATGTTGTAAGACCTACACGTACGTAACGTCGTACTGTGTGATGTCGTGAAACAACGTAGTAAGACGTGTCTGCGTTTGAGTTAGCACTGTTGTATGTGCTGTCTAGGTAAGCTGATGTACCAACTACCATTCCTGGATAAATCCGTGAGAAGTAGTTTAGGTTGTTATTACCAGTACCTGTTTGTAGTTCTGACTCTGCAATTTCAATTGCATCTGGAAAATCAGATGGTGATACAAGAAGACCAACTACGTTGTGTCCTCCTACTTCACCGTCTTGTGCCTTTTGCAGTCGTAGTGACTTTACAACTGTTTCTAGTCCTGCTGCTGAAAGTGCTGCAGTTTCTAGGTTATCAATTGTGTCACCGTTCATTGCGGTGTGTGAGTTAGAAATAAGTGCTGCACCGTCAGATGTTGTTACACCTGAAAATGCGTCACCGTATGAGTTAGAAAATGCGTGTTTGTCACGTGATGTTCGTGCACGTAGACCAAACTGTTCTGCTGTTTCTGCAACTACAGAGTGCATTTCGTCTTCATAAAACTCAACTGGAATCTTGATAGATTTTTTGTAGTTGAGCACTGTGTGTGTTTTTTGATTTCCTGTTCGGATTGTTGCCTGTTTGATTTCTTCTTCTTCGGCGTGTTCCTCAAAGAGACCTGGCCCTTTGTATTCTTCGGTGATAACTGCCTGTCGGTCAGTTGTCATTTGTTTGAAGAACACTGGGTTTGAAGCAAGTACCTCTTGTGGTTCTTGCTCACGGTCAAACTCTGGATACACAACCTCATCAATGGCTGTCTTTACCAAACTTGGGTTTAGACCTGTATTCATGATTGATTAGGTTAAGTTAATAAGTTAATGGATTAGTCCATTGTTTGACCAGTCAATGGTGCTGCTTCGGTTGCAAGTGCGTGTACAAGAACATCAAGTGTTCCACGTACAATATCACCAGCAACAATCTTTAGACCGTGTACGTTTGGATCATCACCTTCGTTTTCGTCAATGGTGAATACTCCTGCTGTAAGGTCAAATGCTACGTAATCTCCAAGTAGACCAAGCAATTCTGCGTCTGTATCCATGTTGCCTGGTGTGGTTGCTTTACCACGAAGTTCTGTAAGTCCTGGAACGATTGAAAGGTATGATACCTGTCCATCTGCTGTTGAAGTTTCAGTTGATTCTGCTGCTGCAACACCAAGAAATTCGTCAGTTCCTACTTCGGGATCACCTGTAGCACAAAGGATTGCGAAGTTACCGCTTTTCTTTAGCGGTTCTCCAGCCTTCAAAGTTGCAGAAGTTCCTGACGTTGTACGGTCATCAACTTTTGCCACTCGGACTGGCCCTCGCCCTTTGATTACTTCAATATCTCCTACTGCCATGTTGGTGTGGAATTAAGTTGTTAATGCCACACAAGTAGTTTATGCCTCTGGAATACGCTCGTATTGCCCTTGTTCGTTTATACGAACATTTTTACCAAGAACAAGATTGTTCTTTTCAAGGAAACGACGATCAGCGTCAGAAAGTGGTTGTTGTTCCTTTTTCTGTGGCTTTTTCTGTCCTGATCCTTGTGGTTGGGCCTTTGTTGTCTCTGACAACTTTGAGCGTTGACGTTCTCGTATGATGCCGTTGATACGTGTTCTGTTTGCAATTGCGTGAGCAACTTCAATATCAGCACGTACATCACCTGTTGGGCGTATGCTGTTCTCGTAGTGATACAAGATAGCTTCTGCTTCTTCTGGTGATCCAGCAAGTGAGCTGGCTTCGTCTTGTGCAAGTCGCATTGATTGTTGCAACTGTTGTTGCATCATGCGCTCGTCAAGCATGCGTTCTACGTCGTCTTTGGTAAGAGAACTTTCACCATATTCGTCAACAAACTTTTGGCTTGTTTCTTCTGATGATTGACTCTTGCCTTCAACCTGCTCACGATAGCGTTGTGCTGCGGATTCCGCTTTCTCACGTCGCTTTCGTTCTGCCTCCAGTTCGGCTTTGTAATCTACTTGTTGTGGTTCTGTTGCTTCCTCATCAGTTGAATCTGCCTCTTGTGAAGCATCTTGTGATTCATCTGTAGATTCTGCGTCTTCTGCAGGCGAGGCCTCCTGCTGGGTTGGGTTGTCGGTTTGTTCAACCTGTTCGTTTTTCTCCTCTTGTGTCATGTGTATATCTCTACTTTTTCGCTAGAGCAACGAGATCTTAATGTATTTAGTGTATCCAGACTTCAATAGGCTCTGGCAACCCGAATCCGTTAAGGATTCTGTGGAACGCCCATACCGACTCCTGCATTGCAGGCTAGACGCTCCGCAGAACCCTTAAAGGTTCTTGATTCGTTTTAAGACATCTTGATATAGATCGTTTGTGTACAACATGACTTTCCCAACAATGAGGTCGTCATTGTCTTTTGATTTGAGAAACCCACGTTCTACCGCACGATACTCCGCTTCTGCATAAAGAATCGGCCAAAGTGATGATTCGTATATAACAGTTGCTTGTTCTTTGAGAGCTTTGATTTGATCTTCGCTCAATGGTTTGTTGCGAAAATATATCCTTCCGTCTTTACCTTTGCGCAATATGTCTTTTGCGGTGACTCCTTTGTAGAGTCCACGTATGACGATGTTAATGAGCAAGTTATAAAGTCGGTTTTTCATAACGATGTTCTATTACTTTTTCTTTTTAGATGTCTTCTTCTTTGTGAGTCGCTTGGTCACTTCTGGTTTTAGTTCCTCTGGAACACCAATGTACGTTGCTGGTTCACCAACAATCGCACCACCAAGTGCAAGGTATGCTTCCTTCACTGATTTTTTGTACAGTGGGTTTGCAACAACATCTCCTTTTTTGTCACGGATTGTTTCCTTTCGGACTGACTCCTGTGCTGCGAGATATTTTGCCTTGTTTGCGTAGTTGAAATCTGCGTCTGACATATTGTTTCCTTAGTTAGTAAAAAAGAGCCGATGGCATTACTGCCGTCAGCTCTTTGTAGCTAGATTATACCACAGAATTACAACTCTATGTAGTCTATTGACCAAGTAGAGCGTTCAAACTATTGCTTCCTGTGGCTTGTTGTACGAGAGAAGATAATTGTGGTTCTTGTTGTCCACCAAGAATATCTTGCACACCAGCTTCTTGTGCCTTCTTCATGTATTTATCAACATCTCCTTTAGCGTAATTCTTGACCAAGAAGTCACGTGTCACAGCTTCTGGGTTTGTAAATGGATTGTTAATCATACGATCATATCCTTCAAGATCAAAGGCTTTTTCAAGAGCCATACTTCGTGGGAATATCTGATCTGCTTTGACAATGGCTTTGTATGAGCGTGATGCAAACTTATATGGATTTGCTTCAATGATTGAGATGTTACTTTCAAGACCGCCTGCTTCTGCAAAAAGACGCTTTTCACGCTTTTCTTTTTGGTCTTCTGACATTCGTGCACCAATAAGATCTTCCTTGAACCGTACAATTTTCTTAATCTTTCGGCCATCTTCATCTTCATCATCAAGAATGAATTGTCGGAATTTCATTCTACCGTTTGAATCTAATAACTCATCAAGCTGTGCAACGCTTTGGTGTTGGAGTACAACATCTGACAAGAGTTGTCCTACCTCTACCGTTGCTTCTGCAATCATGCGACCAAAGATTGATGCGGTAATTTTTGCATTTTCTTCAATACGAGAAACCTCAAATGCTGTTCGGTCTCCTGATGTAGCAGTTCCACCACGAATAGGGTCTTGTGTTGAGTCGTTAATAGACCGTTCTAACTCCTGTACGGCTGCGTAACCAGAGTTTAGGTTATTTCCAACGTTTAGTGCGTCAACACGTGTTTCTTCCTCTAAATTCGTTACAGCACCAGGTAAGATAACACTTGAATCAACCATATCACCACCTGATGTAATCACTGGTGGCATAACCGATAGAGCTGTGCCATCAAGCACCATGCGCCACATACGATCTAGTAAGTCTTGTTCTGGACCAACTTTATCTACTGCTGATTTGTAGTAGTAAAAACGTTTTGCATCTAATGGTTCAAAACCAAACTTTGCTTCACCATATACCGGCACTGATACTGGTTCACCTGTGTTGTCTAGAATGTAACGTCGGTGTTTGATCATGTTGTCATTGACATCTCCATCACCAAGATACACACCGTTGATAAAGTTCACTTCAACATCACCTTGTCGGTTTTGATAGTTGACATGCTCAACCAGTGATTGATTTTCCTCGTCGTATTGTTGATAGAACTGTCCTTTATCGTCGTTATAAAAGATTTTTACACCTGGAGTGACGAACTTAAAGTTGTCGTGATCACCAAAAAGTGCCTTTGCTTCTGCATAATCAATGAATCGTCGTCGGATACGGAATCGTTGTTTTGGGTGGTAATACTCGTAAATGTTACTAATCAACATCTCATCTACTGGAATGTTGCCGTATTTTACCCCTGAAAGTACCTCATCTAGTATTTCCTTGTAGGTAATATCACCGTTTTCTAGGCGTACTTTGATTGATTGTGTTGCTTCTACGTAGTCAACACTAAAGTAAGCACATGGGTTGACCAATGCTGATATAACACCAAACAGGTGTGAGATCTCATAATCACTGTTTTCAATGTTCCATTTGACCATTGTGCGCATGAGATTTGCTGCTTCCTGGTCTTGATTGTCATCAGAATCTTGTGCAAAGAACTGTGGATAGACAATCTGTGCGGTCATTTGTGCAGCCATACCAATAACACGCTGACGTGAGATTGGTCGTGTTGTATTTGCATGCCATTTTTCCTCGTAGTTGTCTGATTGTGGCTCTACGTATGAGTTGAAACGTTTTTGGTTTTGCTCTGACTTGGTGAGAACGTTGACATCATTAAACTCTGCATACTGCTGGTTTTGAATGTTGTCTCCGATTTGGTAATCATCACGAATCTGTTGAGTAAAGACACGCACATCTTCTGGTGGCATGTACGCACTTGGATCGTGTTTGTCTTTATTAAACTCTTTTGGGCTTAACATAGTTGTTATCGTCTATTGTATCGTCGTGATTGCTGTCGGTATCGTCGGTTCTTTGCTTCTTCTTCTCGGAAACGACCTTCAACAACGTCTGGAACAAAGTTTACTGCTTTCTTGATTGCTTTCTTTACGCTACTTGCAGCCCTTCGTCGTGCTTCACCACGTTTACTCATACGTGATTCCATTCGTTTTTTAGCTGTTTTTTCTTTTTCTAGTTTGTTTACGTGACCTGCAAGTTTATTCATGGTCATGGTTGTACGTGGTCCTGCTGACACACGTCGTGCTGATTGTCGCTTGCTATTTCGTAGTCTGTTTACTCCTGATGGCATAATAATTTCTATTAAGTAATAAAAGCTGGTCGGTAAACCAGCTCTTGTATGCAGTGATTATACCACGAGTTAGTAAGTAAATGAAGTGCGGAATTGCTTTGCTTTCTTTCTTTTACGTGTATCTTTGTGATCTATTTCAAAAAACATACGCATCATCATGGCATCTGAAAGGTCTGGTGATCTACCAATATGTTCTTTGATAGTGTCTTTTGGCATCACCATGAGCTTTCCATCTTTATCAAAGTCTTTTGCTTTTACTTGCTCTAGTTCCTCAATAAGCATCTCTTTATAGTTGTCCATCTTTTCGGCTTTGACGGAAATACTGATTTTGTGATGGTTTATGTAATCGGCCAGCTTGTAGTAGCACTGACTCTTTAGGTTGTTAAAGTTTTGTTTTACCTTCTGGTCTTCTAGTGGGCGTGAGTTGTTAATAAAACCTTTGACTCCGTAGAGCATGTCTACAACACCACCACCAACACCATCTTCATCAATAAGCACATGAGAGTAAGGAACACCGTATTGATTGATTTTTTCTTTGATTTTGTCTTTTGTCACAACCGTACTAGATTTACTCAACACTTCCATATCAATCAGTTTTAGCCCTTGCCATACCATAATGACAGTTTTATCTTCCCCAAAACGTGCAATGTCGGCTGTTATGTAAAACTCTTTTGAGTCATCTATCGTGTTGGTGAATAGATCTAGGATATATTCGTAGATAATAAGCGCGCTTGGGTCGTCGTCGTATTCCCAGTTACCAAACATCAAGCGTTCTCTATCTGCGGCGTTGCTGATAGCCGATAGTTTTGACTTGTAATCCTTTGCGGTGAATGGGTTATCGTTGTACAGGGCCTGAATAAATGCGTAGTTTACGTCTTCATCACCAAAGGTTTCAGTCCATGTAATCATCTTATCGTTATGCATGTCGCCATGTTCTTTTGCTTTCTTGTAAAACGTGCGATATGTCCAGTTTTTACTTGGGTTTCCTGTGACAAAGAATTTACCTAATAGGTTATATTCCTTGTTTTTCCAACGACCAATACGTGATTTAAGAATGTCGTATGCCTTAAAACCACTGTCTGAACCTGATCCCTCACCAGCTTCTTCAATCCAACCGTGTGTGTAGAGTGTTGAACCAAACCGTGCATAGTCTGGATCTGATGGCTGATATGCAGTTGCAAGGAGACTTATCGTGCTTCCATTGCTGAATGTAATGACTTTGTTTTGGCCATTAAACTCCCATGTACCCTGTGGCACTTTGTGATGTTGTGACACCTCGTTAAAAGAAACAAGGACAGATTCCTTGAGTGTTGATATTTCACGTCGTGCAACAAAGAGTCGTACACCGGGATACTGTAATGCGGTTACTAAAAACCATTCACAACCAAGCCATGTTTTTCCACCACCAGCCGCACCACCGTAGAATATAAAGGTTGTTTCATCGTCAAAGAGCGTTTGATACGCAACGTGTTGCTTCGCTGTTGGTTTAATCGTTATCTCGCTCATGTTTTTTTAGCTTTTTTTGGAGTTCTTGCAGAATTTTGTATAGAGATTCTTTAGTAAGCCATACCCCATTTTCCATGTATATAAGGTATTTAGAAACATGTACTCCATTTCGTCGCACTTCCTGGTATGTCTTTTTACCTCTTGCAGTCTTTTTTTGAATTGGTTTTCTTTGTTTTGCATTCCTACATTCTTTACACTTCGCAACACTACTTCGGTTATATCGTTGTATGTCTTTACTACAACCAGAACATTGTATTGTGATTAGTGTTTTTCTTTTCATTACTCATCTTTGCCCGTCTCGTCTTCTATCTCTATTCCAGGAGTTAGGTAGTTAATCTTGTTAATACGTTGACCTGCTGTTGTTATGTCGGTTTCTGTTTTTGTTGAGAACTCTTGTTTCATTCTACGTTCTAACCACCACTTTGTTGTTTCTTTTCGTGGGTCTTGGTCTTCACCTTCTTTTTTAATAGCATCGTAGATATTCTGCATTGCAACCTTATTTACAGCGTTTTCCCAGCCTTCCACTTTCATTGAAAGTGCTTCATCTTTTGACAACCATTTAGAAAGTGTGGTTTCGTCAAAACCTATTAGTTTACAGGCTTTACTACGGCTAAACCCAAGCTCAAGGTACTCCTTGAGGCTTTCAAGGATTATTTGTCTTTGTTCGTCTGTATATGCTTTACCTTGTGCCATCTGTTGTTTATTTCTTATCTGTCTTCTCTTGTTTGATTGCTTCCTCTAGAACCTGGAATGCTTGATCTACTACCTGGTGTTCTGGGCGTGTGATCTTTGTTAGTTCTGTAAGGTTCTTGATGATTTCTAGTGCTTTTTCTGGTGACATAGTTATTATCTTGTTAGGTTATATTCTGGAGTTATTTGCCCTGATGCTGTGCTGTTATAGGGTAATTCTACCATTTTTACTTGGTTTTGTCCTTTATGACTGCGCATTTTACAGCTCCAATGAAGTCGTTACAGAGCATATCGGTGTATGCTTTGACAATTGTTTTGAATGATCCAAAGGTTTCATCTTTACCAAGTCCTTTCTGTGTCACTTCTACCTGTGAGTGTTCTTCTGCGGTGGCAATAATGTTTCCTTTTGTGTCGGATAGTTCTGCTGTAATGCGTACATTAAGCATGTTATTTCAAGTTCTGTACGTTGTCCTTGATACCTTCAAGGTGTGTTTCAATGGTGTGATCTTTGTTGGCAATGACTCCTTCGGTTGTGAGGAGAATACCTGCAACACTACATGCGTTTTCTAGTGCGTAGCGTGTCACTTTGACTGGATCTACTACTGATTCTGGAATGGTGAGCTTTCCGCCAGCATTTTCTTGGATTTGCTCGTATGGTGCTTGGAGCATCTTGTATAGCACGTCGTCTTTACCAAGTTTCTTTGCAACTTCTTTCAACGCTTTTCCACCTCCAGGCACGACACCTTCTTCAAGTGCTGCTTTGGTAGCGTTGATTGCATCTTCAATCTTGAATTTAAGGTAGCCTTTTTCGGTATCTGATGATGCACCAACCCTAAAGACTCCAATTCCTGATGCAAGTGAGCCAATGCGACGCTCAATTTTCTTCTTAAACATCTCGTCTTTTTCTTGGTTCATGTGTTCTTTGAGAACGTTGATGCGTTCTGCAACGTTTCCTCTCCCTCCAACCATAATGGTTTCATCATCGTTGACGACAAGTTTTTGCACTTCTCCAAGATCCTCTGGCGTAACATCACGTAGTCGCATGTTTGACCGTTCATCAATAAACTTTGCATCACAGTATGCAGCAACGTCTTCTAGGTGTTCTTCGGTGAGTGATGGTGATTTGATTGGAATAATCTTGAATCCTGTTTGTTGCACTACACCACCGATGTTTGTCAGCACTTCTTGGCTAAACTTTGGTGACACAATGACAAAGTGTCCTTTACCTGTCTTTGAAAGGTTTTGGACCAGTGGGAGTAGGTGTTCATGCACGTCGGTTACGTGAATACCTGTAACAAGGATTTGTGCCTTTTCCATCTCTGTTTCTCGCTTTTGGTTTGCAAAGAATGGTACGGCCTGCTTTCCAAGAAATCGCATACCCTTGATCACTTCGGTTTCAATGACTCCTTTAAAGCCATCTTCAAGCAAGACAACTCCGTTCTCTCCAACTTCGTGGACAATCTCGGCAATCTTTTTACCGATAACAGGATCTTCTAGAGAAGCTGTTGCAACTTGCTCTAGTTCTTCAACGGTCTTTACCGGCGTTGCCATTTTTACCAACTCTTTGAGTGCTTTTTCTTTACTCTGAATGATGTCTTTATACAACTCAACACCTGTTGTGTTGCCTGTAATAGCAGCAACAAGATCGTTTTCACCGTCAGAAAGGTGTTCTTTGATGAGTGATTGTGCAAGGACAATTGAGGTGGTTGTACCGTCGCCTGCTTTTTCATTTGTTTTCTTTGACACGTCGTTGATGATCTGTGTTCCCATCTTTACGATTGGATCATCATGCGTGATGTTGTCGGCGATTGTCACACCATCGTTTGTGGTGAGTGGTGATCGTCTGCCACGCTCAATAACCACATTGCGCCCTTTTGGACCAATGGTGAGTTTTACTAAATCTGCAACTAAGTTTACTCCCTGTAGAAGTCGGTTACGTGCGCCTGCACCAGTTGCAATAACCTTTTTTTCGGTGTCTTCTTGAAACATGTGTCGGTTTATTTATTTTGTTTCTTTGTAAAGTTTTTACTTCGCAACTCTCTGCTAGTGTATTTTGCGGTTTCTTTGTCTGTTTTTTCTTCTCGTGCTGGTGTGCTTTTATCAGTCATGTCCACAGAAACACCATACAAGCCACGCTTATCATTCAATCCGAGCTTTTTTAGTTCCTCACGAGTACCAGAAATGACCACATCTGCCTTTGCGTTCTCGGTAATATCAACCCCATAGTTGAGCTTGATGTGTTTTTCAATGTCTTCTCGTGTTGCAAAATCTTTTGCACTAATTTTAGTTACGACCATACGCTTATTATATCACGATTCGTTTGCACTTTCATTAAGTTCGTTTTCTAATTCGTCACGAAATTCCTCAAAAAAGGCAAGCTCTGTTGAGAGTGCGTGGAGGCGTGAACGAAGAAAGGTGTTGTACAACCGTGCATTGCGAAGCAAGAGTTTTCGGAGCTGTCTTTTTTGTCGTGCATCAAGTGTCTTGCCCGTTGACCGTTCTATGAATAAATAAATATCTTTCCTGCAATGTGCTCCTGGTTTCATATGATGTGAATTGTTACTTCATCGCTTGTACCTTTCTGTGTGTACGCACCTGTAAAGGACACGTGTTGATAGCTGTCATCTTCAATGATGCCATTCTTGATCAATCCGTCTTCTAGGCATTTTGCCATAAACATACAATTGGTGCTGTCTAATGGTTTCGTCTTAAATCTGAATATGTAGGTTATCTCTACGGGGTACTCGGTGACCTTGTGTCCTTTGTGTTCTATTAAGGACATATGATATAGGTCGGCTATCTTCTTTCTCTGCGCCCAATGTGTTCCAGCATATATCTTGTTGGTTGATACTTTCTCTGGAATTGGAATGGTGATACTGATCATACAAGGAATCCTGCATCTTTTGGATCTGGTAATGGTACGCCAGTCAGAGCCGAAATCTTGTCTAGGTATTCTCCAAAGGCAATCTTATCTAGTTCTCGTGTGGAACTTGTAACAGCAAAGGTTTCTCCGTACAGTTGTTTTACGGTTACTGGTAAGAATTTTCTTTTGAATATGCTATGGAGTTCGTTTCTATCGTTTCCTGTTTCTGCTTCTACCAATCCGAGATACAACCAATAGTAGTTATTCTGTGAAAGTGATCGTACTGGTTTCTGACGTTCTATTCTGTACGTTGCACCTTCGTTGTTTTTTACATCTTCTAGAAATCTTGCTTTGTTTGCGTCACTTCCGAGAGAAAGTTGACCTTGTTTTGCGACAGCTCTAAATACTGACATGGGGATATTTTACCACAAACACATTAGTTCGTGGTAAAATGTACTGGTACTGGTGAATTGACTCATAGCCAGTATTTTACTAAAGTACCAATCCATAACTAAGAGCCTATAGGCGAGGAGGGGGGTAAAACACCCACGCATGACGGTACTCATGCGAAGTCACCCTCCTCACCTGTGGGCTTTTATATTACCTGCATGTCAAAAATAAATTTCAAAAAAGATCGGATACCTTTCACACAAGTAGCAAACGAATTACTAAACTATAAAAACCTGTCGTTTAAAGCAAAAGGTTTATACGCCTACCTGTACTCAAAACCAGATGGTTGGGATTTCTCAATAGACAGAATTGCAAAGGACACATCAGAAGGTCGCAGGAGTATCAATTCTGGACTCCAGGAACTAGAACGAGAAGGGTTCTTAATCCGAGAACGTCAAAGTACTGGTAGGGTAGCATATTTACTAAAAAGCCAAATGCTCAAAATGGACATGGGGAACGAAAAGCCAAATGTCCAAAACAGCAAAGTGCTAAAACAGCAAAGTGCTAAAACGGACACGGTAAGTAATAAAGATAATAAAGCAATAAAGAGTAATAGTAATAAAGATACTGGCGAAGCTGTCACTTCGCATGGTTCAAAGGTATCTAAGAAAGAAAAATACTCTGTTCTTGGTGCAGACATTTTAAAGTTGTTTGAAAACGTCAACCCAGCTTGCCGCAAAATGTACAACAACAAAACACAACGAAAAGCATGCGATAATCTCATTGAGCTTTATGGTTTTGAAACTGTGGAAAAAGTTATCGCAATTTTACCAAAAACAAATACAATGAGTTATGTACCAACAATCACAACACCTCTACAGTTAGAGCAGAAATGGGTATCACTAGAGTCTGCACTTAAAAAGAAAAAAGAAACATTACAAGACAAAAAAGTAAAAGTTGCATTTGTATGAAAATCAAACTTATTCTCGGATATAGAAAAGATCAAGAACACACCATTGATGCACATGAGGCACATAAAGCGTACTACTTGTTTTTGAATCCAGACGAGCGTGGCATATTCTCAACTGGACTTGCTGTACGTGGTCAAGACATTCAAGCAATAGAGCCAGACTATGTTGCCACAATGGGTTGGAACACAGGTCACCAACTGACTTCGGAAGACTGGAACGAAATTAAACAACAAGGAGTTGATAAAAAAATAAAACAATTACTCCTGGAGGCAAAAGAGATTGCACTATCTGGAAAACAAGATCTGCTCAAACAACCACTACAACTAAATTAGTTTAAAAAATGACTATAAAAAAAGACAACAAACGAATGCGACCTTGTAAGTATTGCAAAAAGATCAAATACATACACGTTTCTGTGTGCTACCAATGTCAGTACAAAAAAGCTATTGAGAACATAGCAGAAAAAGAAAATCTTTATATGACTGATGATCATAAAATATTACAACGATGTGCATGCGGACATGGCTTTCTCTCTAATGGAAACGCAACGATGTGTAAATGGTGTTGCCCAGAAAAGAAAGATACCGAGTACCATTGCTCACGGTACAGTGTATGTATGAAGATATAGTTGTGGATAACTTAGACTATACAATTACAAACCATGTGCTACACTTATACAAGTTCCTTTCAAACATATCTACTTTGATGGAAGCACACGTAAACCAATTGGCTTTCACAGCTCTTTAGTTGGCAATAACCTATGTGTGCTGCCACCAGAGTAGATAGAAACGTGGACATATGAGCGTTTGTAAGTACAACAATTTTAAATGTACGTTACTTGATAACTTACATTATGCTCTCCCCAACCAATGGTACGAGCGATTACTGTGGTTGTAACGAAAACCGACATTAACTGGGGTAATACGCTACTCATAGGTACTGTGTGTCCACGTTCCTGTCTGGTCTGACAGGGATTAGAAATGATTAAGAGCTATACACTATGAGCGTAAAAGAAATGGATTGCCTATATGAATCACTTGCAGAGTGGTTAGGCGAAAAAGAAGTTGTTGCTGCAGACATTAAAAAAGACAACGACGGATACTACATCTTCGCAAAAGACGGAAAAGATTATAAAGAGTTTGGATTTGCTAAAAAAGAATACCTACCAAAAGCATTCCAACTAATGAACATTTAGAGCTATGACACATAAAGAGCAAGAAGCCCTATTTCAAAAAGGGTACAAACACTGCCCACAATGTAAGGTGGTAAAGGAATTAAACGACTTTTACAACAACAAAAATACGAAGCACGGAAAAGCGACATACTGTAAAATTTGTCACAAACAAAAAAAACTCATGTCACAAGGAAGACAGATGCTAAAGAATGAACTCATGGAACGACGAATGGAAGCATTAGAGCCATACGACAAAGGTAAAGACACATCACAACCGTACAACAAGGAGAGCATGAAGCGCGTGTACGCACATCACAGCATGGAATTTAGAGATGGATTACTTATCTTTGGTGCGATTTACTTCTCGTTTATCGCACTTGGTGTTGTTGGATACGTCATTGGAAAACTTATTTACGGATAATATGTTTGAATTTGACGAGAAAACACACGTATACAAGCTAGATGGAAAGCGCCTCACAGGCGTCACAACCATTCTTGGAGTGATTGCAAAGCCAGCACTTATTGGCTGGGCTGCAAACAAAGCCGTAGATTACATCAAGGATCACATATACGACAACGATATTGATGCGATGGTGACAAAAATTCTACCAGAAGCACGGAAAGCCCATACCAAAATTAAAGACACGGCTGCTGACTACGGTACACATGTACACGATCAGATTGAAAACTACTGTAAAGGTAAAAAGGTTGTATCAATCAATGAGCAAGTAGATAAAAGTGTTCAGTCATTCATTGATTGGTTTGAACGACAAAACGCAAAAGTGATTGAAAGTGAAAAGCGCTTGTATTCAAAAGAACATTGGTATGCAGGAACAGTTGACCTTGTCTTAGAAATAGACGGCAAGCATTGGATTGCAGACATCAAGACAAGTAATGGTATCTATAACACCTACTTCTTACAGATGGCTGGATACCAAATTGCGCTAGAGGAAACAGAAAACTACGACATTGAGGGTCACATGATCATTCAATTAACAAAAACAGGAAAGGTGCGTGTAGAGAGAAGTTATGGTGTTGAGAAGAATAAAGAAGCATTTTTAGCAGCACTCACGCTCTACCGAACATTACAAGACCTTGATAAACAATTAAAACCGACATGGAACAAGTAATAATTACAAAAGTCTACAAGTCAGACAAAAAGAAAGACGGACAAGAGTTTAAAACAAAAGATGGTAAGAAGTTTTGGCGTGTAGCGATTCAAACAGATCGGCACGGTGAAGAATGGTTGAGTACACTAGCATTCAAAGAAGACGACAAAGCAATGAAGCTCAAAGAAGGTGACGAGGTAATGCTCAAAGTAGAAGACACAGACTACGGTTTGAACTTTAGACTACCATCACGACTAGATGTTGAGATTGCAAACCTACAAACACAAATTAACGCTCTCAAGGCACGACTTGATCGTATTGAGGGAGATACACCAAAAGACACAGAAAGTCCGTTAGAAGCTAAAAATGAGCCAGATACAGCACCTGTAATTGATTACCCAGAAGATTCTATAAATCCTGACGACATACCTTTTAGTCAGAGTTAGGGTATAACAACCAAACCTCTAAATCAGTACTACAAAACAGATGGCAGATGGCCATTTTAAAAAGTAACAAACATATGAAAAAATTACATAAAAAACAGTGGGTCAAAAAAGTTGGCCCAGCACGAAACAGAACGCAAAACACCAAGATCTACAATGCGCTTGCAGAACTTGAATTGAACGAAGCGTTAGAGTTTTTTGACGACGAATGGAAAGCAAAAACCAGCCCACGTAGATTGATTCCATCACTCACAAAGGCATCAAAGAGAAAGGGATACGAAAAGTCACCACGTGCACAGCTTCTCATTGATAAAAAGTTCTCAATCAGAAAGACAGCACAAGGCTGGATTGTCATTAGAGTCATGTAATATGCGATACGATATTAAAACACTACACAACGGTAAGGCTTGGATAGCAGACAAGATATTACGGAAAGCACAGAACTTGTCAGAGGATCTAGTCCTGGTGCATGAAGGAAAGAAGATGGTTATTGAAAACGAACGGATCAAGAAGACAAATACAACACTGTTTGAACCACACCCACACAACCCACAGAAAGATAAATTCGGCGGTGAGGACTATAACCTGTACGGTGTTCACTTTATCGCAGAATAACAGGATTTATAACTAATCAAAAGACATGAAACCATCAAATATTAAAAAAGAATTAGAAGCACGTTACAAAAAATCACCATACAAGCTATACGCACTTTGTATGATCGCACTGCTTTACTTCGGACTACATGTAATCATTTACCTGTCATGAAGCCTGAGTTGGAAGTAAAAACAAAGTACCGCCTCATCTTCAGTGAAAAAGATATGGAGATAAAAAACGGTAAGGTCTACATCAAACAAACAGAAAAAGAACTGACAGACCTAACAAAACAATTATCAGAAGAACTTGAATTAGATATATGAAACAAAACAAAAGTATAGAGGAGGAGGTAGAAGAAAAGTATCCAGCAAATGGTCTTTGTTGTGGTAACGATTCTTGCTTCTCTGAAGAGTGTCATAAAGAAAAAGTTGAATTTATAAAAAGTGTGGTTGATAAAACACAGACAGAAGATTGGATAGAAATATACTATTTACTTAAAAGTTTCCACGATTTTACAAACACTCTTAATGGTTTGACTAAAGCAGACATTATTGAGGTCGCATATACTCTTCATACAAACGCATCACCAGTAATTGACAAGCTGGAAAGAAATCTTAAAAGCAATAAATAACTAGATATGGAAAAACTATTCACACAGGTTATACAC